GCTTAGGGAGCGTTGTCTTATTCTTCCAAGGAAGCACTGAGTTACTCGTGGTGGTGGTGTCTGTAGCGAAAATGTAGTTACGTACTTCTTTCCACTCTTGAATCTTGGGGAACATCTGCGTGTGGTAATTGAACCAAGTTTGCGAGATGTACTTAGCCACCTCATCACGCTCAGCAATGTCACATACGTTTAGTGGGCGATTTGCCATTTAATCCTCTTATCTGAAAGCCACGCCGCCAAAGCGAGAACTTATTGGAATGATGTTTTCACGAATGGTGCTAGAGCCTTTCGATTTAGGCTTAATAGCAATGCTTACAGCCGCTGCAAGGGCATCCTTAATGTCGTCATGGGCGGGCCTAGCTTGAACAAGCTGCTCCTCCATAACGTCCGTATAGCCGCCCTTGTAGTGCCAAATCTCTTTGTTATCGTAGCGATGCTCTAGGGCTGCTGCGATACGCTCTTCTTTGCTACCTTCGGAACGGTTAGGACGATATTCGTCAATCGAAATGGAAAGCCCTTCAGCCCGGAGTCGATCCTTCAAGTCACGGACAATAACCGTTTGTGCTACGGTAACTTCAGCCCGGAGCTTCTTAAATTCCCACTTGCTATGCAATCGAGCGATTTCACTAAAGTATTCGCTAATCTTATCCGTCTTGAAACAAGCAATGTCTAAGACGTAGATGTAGTTATCTGGATCAACTCCGATAACCACGATTGCGGTATCGTCGGACTTCTTACTTAGCGAGAAGGCGAAGTCTATTGAAGCAAAAATATTAAGGCGATTTCCTCTGAAATACCAATGACCGTCGGATTGCTTAAGAAACTTTCGATCGTAGTATTGGAACTTATCCCGGTTAATTCGATTACTTCCCGGATCATTTGGGTCATTGTAATACTGTGAATGGAATTGGGTTGTGTCGGAATATTCAGCGCGGATACGTGATAAGACTTGCTTATCAAACCCAAACGCCTTTCCATCCTTGGGTCGAATGGCTCGGGGCCATACGAAGATTCCATCGGTTTCGACAACATATTCTTTAATCTCCCAAACAGGCTTACGTTCACTTAGCTCGCCTTCTTCGTTATACACATCGTATTCTTGAGCTTTCCAAGTAGCGTACACATCGTTTGGATGGTAACGAGTACCACAAGCCAAGGTAAAGCCACCAGCATTACGAATAGAAGTAAATTGAGAAGACTTCTTAGATACGCTGTCGCGTCCGTCTTCGGTATAGGCATTCTCTGGAACTACCAAGTCATCTGCAATAACGATGTCAGCGTGCCAGCCAGTTGTATTAGTAGTAAGGCCAGCGGTGGATACAGTAGCATCCCGAATACCTTCGACTTTTCGAACTTCATGGTCAATACTGAACTTTCGTTGACTCCATCTTTCACGTTTACCCTCCTGCGGATTGATATATTCCGGAAAGTAGCGAGTGTAGACTGAGGAGCCGATAATGTTTTGAATTGCATAAAGCTGGGTCTCAGCCAATTCGCTAGTTGCAGAGACATACAGAATGGTAACTTCTGGATGCCGCGTAATAATCCAAGCTGCCCACGTAGCCACCATATGAGACTTCAGGTGGGCACGAGGGAGCATAATGAGTTTGTTCCCTGTCAGGTTTTCATCAAGCCCGTAGAGGGTGTATTCCTGAAGCCACAAGAAGATTTCCTTATGGACGTCCCCATACATGTAGCCGGGATTGACTAGACGAGCAAAGAAGTAGAGGTCTTGTTTAGCCAGTTCTCTAAGTTCCTTTGCATCGTCCGGCATTCTTTCTAGTTTCTTCTTTGCTTCTGCCAGCCAGTTATCAATCATTTCTTCATAAGCCTCAACACGTCTGCGCCATATTCATCCTTGGCTCGGGTTTGGAATTCCTTCTCTCGTTCAATCTCAGACTCGCTAGGACGTCCTGCTGCACGCTTCTCCCATCCACGGTCATTGAGCCATTTGGAGGCTTGGAACGAGCCTGTACGGGCTTGGACAATCATTGCCTTAACACCCTCACTGCGAAGCTTGTACTCAAGCTCCTCACGCCATTCATCCACGTTCTTACGGATAACCTTGTTCTCACACATCTTCAGCCAATGCTTCCAACCCACGAAGTAGGTTTTGGCAAACTGATATTCCGTGGGGTCTTCCATTTCGAGATAGAGACGCTTAGCCGAGGGATAGAGCTTGCCATTATGAAAATGGTCATGGTCTTTGAACGTGTAAATAGCGTCTTCGTTATATCCCACTTCTAGGAACAGACTTTGTGTAATGTACCGTCCCATCGAATCCACCATCTTACTTTTGTCCGGCAAGAAGCTTTCTAGCTGATTCATATTGTCCATAGTAATAATCCCTTTCTATCTTTACTTGGTCGGCGTCACTAGCGAGCCTTGCAAGAAATTCTGCATCGTCCCGGTAAAGTCCTGCGCCTGTGCAGGCGGGCTGAGTACTGGCAACTGTGGCAGGACGCACTGGGCGGTTCCGCAAGCTGCTAATAGTGGCATTGAGCCGATTAGTAACGTCAGCAACAGCGAACGCTTTAACGAAGTCCGCTTGTGATTTGTTTGAGTCAAGTTGTTTCTCCAAAGCTTGGGTTGCCACAATGGCATCAGCTTCTTGCTTCACCAATTTACCGTGGTAATACATATACGTTGGGATGGCCCCACCAAGGAGGCCAATAACCAATGCTGCAATTAGGAAATACTTTTGCACATTGCCACCTCTATTTTTCTGCGATTATATAAGCCCTCAACATATTTACCGTTGACATAAACCCACTTATACATTCCCTCACAGGCTTGTGTATATTGTCCTTGGTTTAGCGGCTTAGCCACCGTAGAAGACTTGCAAAAAGCGTCCACGCCGATATTAAAAGCGAAACTAGTGAATGCATTATATTGATTCTCCGTTAACGGGACATTGATACATTCAAGAATACCTTTGCCGTGTTTAATGAAATCCTTCTCAAGCTGCGCTCTACAAGCCGCTGGGGTCCATGCCTGTCCCATCTTTACATCCGAACCTGTGTGGCCCGTACAGACGGTTGGAATGCCTCCCAAATCCTTATATGGGACTGTCTTGGTTCCTTCGAGAACAGCAACCCCCGAGAGGGCTGCTGCGCTTGCCAAACCAACCAGCCATCGGTTAGCCTTGTTCATACGACTGTCCTAGCTGCACACCACACACCGTTATGCATTTTGAACTGAAGCCAATTGCCACCTGCGGCTGCAAGGTTGACGTTCCCATTCCCATACATAGCGGCATTGCTGTTAAACTTCCAAGTGGTATTACTGTTATTCATTTGAACATCCAAGGTTTGCCCATTAAAGCCACCAAGCATGTTCGTAACCGTAGTAGCACCACCGTTGTTAACAGAAACATTGTCATAACCAAAGACGCTGAAAGTTGCTCCCGAGACAGACGGAACAGGTGCTGGTCCCTTATTACCGCTATAAGACCAACCACAATCGCCAACACCCAACGTACCTGCTGCAAAAGCAACACCGACCTTGGCGGCTAGGAAGTTGTTATTATCAAACCGATTGGCACCGTAGGAAACACCATTGAAGTCCACCACCAAACCATAGTCATTAAGCTTCGCACCGCCGACACGACCATCGACAAGCGTGTTGCCTGAGATAGTGATGTTTGCGTATACTCCCGTGGTAGATGCAGAGGAGACAATAATCGCTGCATTCTGAACACTTGGATAAAAAGCTGTAGGGTTATTAGGCTGAATAATCAAGTTATTCGTTACGATACAATCCGTGAGATTGCCGCCCAAATCCGTACCAAGCTTAATACCGCACTGAGTGGATTGGATAATAATGTTATCTTGTACGGTAGAGCCAGCCGTTGCATCAATGCCGAAGAGGCCAGCATATTGCACTACATTACCAATAACAAGAATGCCTTGATTAACTCGGACACCATCTTGACCTAATCCAATACCATCTTCTCCGGCCAACCGGTTATCGAAGCAATAGTTATTAGCGATAATTGTATTAATATCGCCTGCACCTACTGCAATCATAAAACCACGGGTAGACAAACCTGCCAGATTAGCCGTAGGATTGCTTCCTCGGTTCACATAATTACCAATAATCCGATTGCCATTCGAAACATTGAAGTTGCTCTTGTTCGAATTATATCCCGTGACGATCCCATTAGAAGCTGTGGATACAATCTTATTTCCACTAACAATGCCGGTAACGGTATTATACAATTCCATACCCGCCCATCCAATATTACTTAGCATATTATTGATGATGCGGAAATCGATAACCGATCCTGTGTCCGGAGCAAAAGCAATACCGCTTCCGATCTGATTCTGAATAATACAGTCTTCGATAAAGAGTTGGTTTGAGTTTGCAAGATTGCTGCTCACACCGTAGAAAGTACGTGCAGTGTTGTTAGCAATATTCCCATCAATAGCAAGGTTCTTAATACCAGTGTTATTGGCATTCAGGACAATCATTGCTGCTGGGTTACCTGCTATAATTCCGGTAGCATTGTTCACTGCTTTGATAACTGCGTTAGCATTGGAATCACCCACCATACAAGACGAGGAAGTCGTGAGAGCCAATGTCTGCGAAATCATGTACGTGCCCGGAGGGAAGTAAATTACTCCCGCACCTGCCGCAGTGATGGCAGCTTTAATGGCCGTAGTGTCATCCGTTACCCCATTACCCACTGCACCATAAGCACGGACATTGAACACCTTACGAGTGGCAATGTCATTGTTAAGTGCGGTGAGTACGGTGTCCGTATAAGTGACTGCATCTTGCACAGCCCCTTGGACATTCGTAGAGGGCACATGCGGGCTTGGGGTGTAGACAGTCGTAGTGGCCGTAGCAATACCAGCAATGGCATTCTGAACGTCTACAATACGAGCAGCATCATTAGCCGATACAGGAGCAGCAAGATTGGAAATCTTCTGCAAGCCCATGTCCAACGGAATGAGCATCGTATTAGGCTTGCCATCCGGATTAGTCCGATAGAGGGCACGGTCGATAATAATATTATCTGCTGCAATCCGTGCTGCTACTTCCGTGTTAATATCGTCCTTGACTTCCTGAATTGCCCCTTGTACATTGGTACTAGAAACATCCAGATACGGAGTGAACGGAATAAGACTGGCTCTAGAAGTGCCAGAGATGATGCCCTTAATCTCTGCCAGCCTAGCCGGTTCCGAATCATTCACCGGAGCAGGGAGATTGATAATACGCTGACCGTTCATATCCAGCGTATGGTTCATCTGATTGGGTTCTCCGATTGGACAATCCCGATAGAGAACATCATTATTTAATGCATCTTCAATCTTATCGAAGTTAGCATTAATAGTTGCAAGGTTAAACCCGCTTGCAGTATCTGCTAGATTTATTTTACTCATTTATTATCGAACCCTTCGTGCGCGGAGGAGACCGTTACAAGAGCAGGTGCTTACCGAGAATTGGCAATAACCTACGAGATAGATGGTGGTAGCCGAAGAGATACTAACTCTCCAAGTAGGAGTGATTCCCGTCTGAGTCTGATTAGCTGTTCCGCTTCCATATCCATTCTGCTGATATGAGCCTAGACCGAAAGTAAGCGAAGATGCTGAGCCAGAGACACCAGTAGAGGTAATCTGAATCTGCGTTGTAGCAGCAGGGACATATAGGACAGTCCCTTCTACATCCCAATCACCCGGTTGGAGGAGAAGGCTAGTAAGTCCCGTAAAGGTAGCCGAAGTAAGACCAATGCTGCCTGTAGAGACAGTCGAGTACTCACCGATATAGCCAGCAGGTGCCGAGTCATTTGTATTCGTACCTCTAGCTGCTACCCCACCATTACTACGGATAATCTGAATAGGGCTGTCAATATAGGTCCCTGCATCGTTATACCGAGAGAGAAGGAAGTTACTCCCTGCGTTAGAGCCACTTTCCGCAGTGCTCTCCGAAGTGACGGCCCACCGATTAAGACCACCACTTTGCATAGTGAGGTTCTTAGCAGCACCAGCAGCCGCAGTGATGGTTAGATTGCTTCCCGATACCGTAGCTCCCGTAGTGAACGTAGGAGAGGCGATAGGTGCTCTTGTCGTATCCGTAGGATGCACATGGTCTGAACGAGCAAACCTAAGCGCTGTACCAATAGCTGCTGTACCATTAATAAGAGGAAGCGTGCTAGAAGCTTGGCTTACATAGAACTGTGTTGTGGCAAACTGTGTCGTATTCGTATCTACAGCGGCTGTAGGGCCTGCCGGTACACCAGTGAAGGTGGGACTAGCAATATTAGCCTTGAGGGCAATTGCAGCCGCTTGAGCCGTGCTAACAGGCTTATTCACATCCGAAGTGTTGTCTACATTCCCTAGGCCGAGGTTCGTCCTACTGACGGCAGGGGACGCTACATCACTCAGGTTATTCACCTTACTCAAGCTATTAGCTACACTAGCTGCTGCACTAGCTGCTGAAGCTGCCGCACTTGCCGCAGAAACCTGTGCTGCTGCCGCATTAGCGGCTGTCTGCTCAATAGCTCCATCAATCGATACACCATCCACCACCAGAGACGTAACATTCAATTCCGATAGATTGAGAATACGGAAAGAATTAAAATCTACATCGTTGTGCATCTCATTAGCTTCCCCTACCGGATTGTTACGATAAGAGACAAGCGTATTCAAATGCGTAGCTATAGCTGCGAAGTTACTATTAATAGCCGAGATGTTCTGGCCATTGGTAACAGTAACTACATTAATTTTACTCATGGGAGATCGTCCTTATCGATAATCTGTTGCTTACCCCGGTATTCTCGATACCACACCCACACCTTATGTCCCACCAACATAATCAAATATAAAGCTGTGAGGACATTAATAAGGAGGGGGAGGAATGCGAGAATGTTTGCTGCGCTAACCATCAATGTTGTTGGAACAGCTACAACTGGGCTAGCCGCAAAATCTGTTATTGAATTCATTCTTCTCCTTCGGCCATAAGACATTGCGCAGCGGTTAGCTGCCATTACGCCCCTAACGGGGCCTTCATATACATTTACCCCCCATTAAATACAATTACTACAAATCAGGGCATTTATTGACAAAACCCATTTGTCATAATTTCCTGTAGAAATATCGAAGGGGCAGTGCACTACATTAGCAAGGCCTTACCCCC